TAATCCAGCCCAAGATGTTTTAGCTACTTCTACACTTGAATTGACATTGCAGAATGTTCCTTTAGGTGTTGCGAGAATAATTAAAATAAACGTGGGCTTTGTAAAATCAGTATAAAATGGCAGCAAATTTAATTCCGTTAATTAACGGTAAAACGTATGAATATGCAGATATTACTTGCATAATCTTAGGAGTTCCAATCATAGGTGTTACCGCTATTGAATATGGCGAAGAAGCCAATATTGAGAACATTTATGCAACAGGTCGTTATCCAGTGGCGAGAGGTTACGGACAAGTAGAGCCATCTGCAAAGGTTACAATATTAATGAATGAGGTTATGAATATCGTATCAATTGCACCACAGGGCAGATTGCACGACATACCTGAGTTTGATGTTATTGTTTCATTTACGGATGCCAACCTTATACCGGTGGTTCACAAAATCAAGAATTGCAGATTTAAAAAGAATATGATAACATCTGCAAGTGGAGATACATCAATTCCAATTGAATTAGATTTAGTTATTTCAAATGTTGAATTTATTTAATACTTTTGAGCAATCAAAAAAAATAAATTATGACAATCGAAGAAATTAAATCGAAGTACCCAAATTCAGACATTTGGACATTAAGTGTAAAATCAAAAAGCGGTGATACAATAACCGTTCATTTGAGGGAGTTGGACAGAATAGCTTTTAAAAGTGTTTCTGCATTAATTGCCAAAGATGAATTATTAGGAGTTGAAAGTTTTTTGAAAACATTGTGGGTTGGCGGTGATGATGTGAAGTTGATAACGGATGATTTCACAGCGTTGCGAAGTGCGGCCATCACTATTTTACCGATGTTACAAGCTGAGGCAGGTGAATTAAAAAAAAATTAAATTCTGCAAAGAGTTTATTGGAAACGGATGAGTTCGCACGTCAAAATGCACTTATCCGTTTTTATTTTAGAATTGAGCCAAACACATTGACAGATGATGAGTGGGCCACAGCGATTGAAGAAATAATGTTTGTTTTAAAGTTTAATGGAACAATACAAGAAAAGAAATGAATAATTCAGTAGAATACATATTAAGTTTAAAGGATAGGTTCAGTAGTGGCATTAAGTCGGCAACTAATGAAACTGAAAAACTGAATAAAACAGTTAATCAAACTCAGAGTAGTTTAAGTTCGATGGGGGGAATGATTGCAGGGCTTGGGGCAACTATTGGAGTTACTGCACTTGCAAATGAAATGCTGAATGTTGGAAGTACATTTGAATCCGCAGAAATAGGCTTAAAAACATTACTTGGTTCAACAGAAGCAGCAAGTAAAGTATTTAATCAATTAAAACAAGATGCAACACAAAGTCCATTTGACTTTGAAACATTAGTAATGGGCAATAGAGCATTGATAAGTGCAGGATTGTCAGCAGAAAAAGCAAGAGAAGATTTTAGTAATTTATCAAATGCAATAGCAGCAACAGGTGGTGGTAATCCTGAGTTACAACGTATGGTTGTAAATATGCAACAGATAAAAAACTTAGGTAAAGCAAGTGCCTTAGATGTAAAGCAATTTGCTTATGCAGGAGTTAATATGTATTCTTTGTTAGATGACTATTCAAAAAAATATGGAGTAACACTTGACAAAGAAAATATTACTTATGAGCAATTATCGGCAGCCTTAAAAAATGCAGCATCAGAAGGTGGAATGTATTTTAATGGATTAAGCAATTTAGCAAATTCAACAAGTGGTAAATTAAGCAATTTAAAAGATTCATTTAAAAATACATTGTACGAAGTATTTGTGGCATTAAAGCCAGTTATTGACGATGTAGTTGTAGGTATTACTAAATTTTTTGAATTAATAAAAAGTGGTATCAATTTTATTAAAGAAAATGAAACAGTATTTGGAATTATAGGAAGTGTTATATTAGGAATTGCAACAGCGATGGCAGTAGTTAAGGCACAAATAATATTGGCAACAATAGCACAATGGGCATTAAACACAGCCACAGCAGTATTTGATGCACTAAGTATGAATTGGGTAGCTTTGGCAGCAGGAGCAGTAGCATTAACAGCAGGTATTTACATGGCTGCAAATGCTCAGGATTCACTTAACAAATCATTAGCAGAACAACCAAGTGCAACAAGTACAATACCTAAATTAAATGAAAAAATAGCAGGTAAACCAACACAAACAAATAGCACAACATCCAAAGCAGGAACAAGCACAACAGCAGTAGAAAGTAGAGGCGTTCAAAACTTTAATATTTCAATCAATAAATTAGTTGAACAGATTACACTAACAGCAACAACAATTAAAGAGGGCAAGAATGAGATTAAGGATGCGGTTGCTGAGGCATTATTGGCGGCAGTAAATGATTTCACATTATTGGCAACAAAATAAATATGACACAAGAATTATTACAAGAATTATTTTATTATGAAAACGGATTTTTATTTAACAAAGTAAAAAGAAGTTCAAATGCAATGCCTAATACAAAAGCAGGAACATTGCCTAAAAATTCAGATTATAGAAGAGTAAGTATTTCAAATAAAATATATTTAGAACACAGAATTATTTGGATTTACTTTAATGGCACTATTCCAACTGAGTTATTTATTGACCATATTAATCAAAACAAAGTAGATAATAATATTGAAAACTTGAGATTATGCACTCGTTCAGAAAACCAATACAATAGAGGTAAATATAAAAATAATAAAAGCGGTTACAAAGGCGTAAGTTTTAATAAAGCATTAAATAAATATTCGGCACAAATGAGAATAAAAGATGTAAAAAAACACATTGGATATTTTGAAACTGCTGAATTAGCAAAAGATGCTTACGATAATATGGCTAAAAATATTCAAAAAGAATTTATATCTAAATAAATATGGCAGAGTTTTTTTTACCAAAAGTAATTCAACAAAATAACGAAAGAACCTTAATAAAAGGGTTTGGTTTACCATTGGTGCAACGTGCTATAATTGCAACAAAAAAGTTATCTATAAAAACAGATAAACCCGATAAAACAAGTTATTTTGGAACACCGATTTATGGTTCGCTATTTATTGTAATGCCAAGTTATAAAGAGTATGAATACAATCCTATTGAAAAAAAATATCAAGAAACTTTAGGTCCAGTAGCTTTAGCAAGTAATTTTTTTGATGGCAATAACGATGGATTATTATTGGAGAACGTAATAATTGATGTTACCAAAAACAGGCAAATAGTAACAACAGACATAAGCGGATTTAATCGAGGCACAGTAAAAGAGTTTATAAATAACGGAGATTACTCAATTAATATTCGTGGTTTTTTTGCAACTAAAAACCCTGACGAAGCACCATTGGTAGATACAGGTATTCTTGCAAGTTATTGCTCTGCTCCAGTTACATTGCAAATTACAAATACATTTTTAAATAGAATATTTAGAGTCAAAAATATTGTTGTTACCAACTTAACAATGTCGCAACAAGTAGGACTTAGGAATGTTCAATATTTTGAAATTTCAGCTTTATCAGATAACCCTTTTGACTTGAAACAACAAGATGAACAGGCTATTTAATAAGATAAAAATAACTCAATTGGGAGATGGTAGAAATGCTATCTATGAATGGTTTGAAATCAACAACATTAGGATTGAAAAAAGTTGGGATAAGCAAACACAAACAGCCACAATATTATTGCCGAGAAATTTAAAATACAACGACAAAAATATTTATGAGGGGCAAAATCCTTTATTAAGGCGAGGTGATAAAGTAGAAATATTTGGAGGTTACTATCCTAATCTAACACCTTTGTTTAGTGGTTATATTTCCAAGATTGGAAACAATGTGCCAGTGGAGATATTATGTGAGGATGAAATGTTTATTTTAAAACAATCAATAGCACCAAATATAAGCTATGAGAGTGTTAATTTAAGAACATTAGTAGGAAAGATACTTGAAAACACAAACATCGCTTACGAGGCATTAGATGCTCAAATTGGAGCAATAAGAACACAAAAGGCAAGTGTTGGATTAGTGTTGCAAAAGTTAAGAACAGACTATGGATTATTTTCTTATTTTAAAAATGGAAAGTTAAGAGTTGGATTAGCTTATTATCAAGCAGAAAGTAATACAGAAACAATATTGTTTGAAAGACAAATGATAGATACAGGCAACCTCCGTTACCTAAAAAAAGACGATGTAAAAGTAAAGTTAGAAGGAGTAATTATTAAAAGTGATAACTCAAGAGAAGAATATAATTATGGTGATCCAACAGGTGAACTTAGAACAATATTCCAATATGGAGGCACAAAAGCAGAATTAGATTTAAAAGCTAATTTATTTTTAGAGCAAATGAATTACACAGGTTA